GTATGGATCGTGCTCGTGCGTTGGCTGATGCTCAAATGGCTGCTGATGCTACCAAGTACGGCATGGACCAACAGGCTGCACAGCTTAACTTGGCTAAGGGTCTCTTTAATGCTGGTATGGCTCCTGAAGATCTTGGTTTACAGCAGTTGCAAGCAGGTGTCAACCTTGGTTCTACAGAAGCAAATGCTGGCTATAACATGGCTAACCTGTATAACCGTGGCATGACGGATTACTACAAGACCATGTTGGGCGCTGCAGATACCAATGTTGCCAATGCTACCTATTTGCCGGGTGCTAACCTCACGGCTGCTGGAGAACAGCTTAAGAGGCAACAGACATATCTTACTAGTCTGCAAGGAAACATGTCTTCATATGAGCCACTTACAACCCCTAAACCTATGATTTCTGGTGGTAATTATGTTGCAGGTATGTTGGGTAATACGCTGATGGACTACGGCTTAAGCAACATTATGCCTAAAATGCAATACGGACCCGCCTAAGGAGATACTAATGGCTACAGATATTATGAGTTTGTTTGGAAACTACGATCCTGAAGCTGAAGCACGTCAGCGCAGGCAATCCTTCCAACAGAGTCTATCGCAAACAACAGACCCACGTCAGTTTGTTGCTTTGTTGGGTACAAATATGGGTGCTTCTCTTGGTCGTGCCGCTACTGGTTTGTTGGGTGGTCCTACGAAAGAACAAAAGATCCAGCAGGTTCTTCAGCAAGTTGGTAATATTTCTGATCCCCTTGGTCAAGCACAGGCTGCTTATGAATTGTTCCAAAAAGAAGGAATGGTTCAAGAAGCACAGAAGATCATGGGTCGTATCCAAGAGCTGCAAAAGAGCAAACAGAAAGAACAGTTCCAGAACTTCATGACGACTGCTTCAGTTGAATCACCTGAGGATTTGCTTAAGGCTGCTCGTGCGGCTTATGCTGCCGGTGAGAATCAAACTGGTGCTAGCTTGATGGCTTCTTACAAGAATGCTAAAGCAGCCGTAGGTAAAGCCCCTGATCGTAAACAACGGTTTGAAGGTAATGACATTATCTATGAAGAGTGGGATCCTACAAAACAAATGTATGTTGAAGTTGGACGTGCTCCTCGGTCTGTCGCTGGTCAAAAACCAGACATGATTCAGAATCTTGAGTATCAAGCAAAACTTATTGGTTGTAATCTTAGTGATCCAGAGTGTTATGCCAAGGCTGAAGAAAAAGTAATTAACTTGAAGCGTCAAGACACAGCAGAATCATCTGTCATCGCAAACACCTTTAAAGAACTTGAGACAAAACAGCTGCCTGCTGCCCGTGCTGCTGAAAAACGAGTTAAGCGTATTGATCGTGGATTAAAAATACTAGGAGCAGATGGAGCAAAACCAATAACAGGCGCCTTTGCAGAAGCAAGGCTGACAGCCGACAAGGTTGCTTCTTTGTTTGGACTGAGTAAAGGGGCTGCAGCATCAGCGACTGAGGCTCTTACAGCCAACCAGCTTGAGATTGCTGCTCGAATTCTAGCCTCTGGTGCTTTTGGTGCGGGAACTGGTATTTCAGAAAGAGACTTAACAAGTGCCATGCAGATGGCTGGTGCTGATATGACGCTGACCGTTGGCGGTATGGTTGAGATCCTCAAGAGTCTCCGTGAGTCTTCTATCAGCGAGATTGAAGAACATAACAGAGATATTGAGAATCTTTCAGACGTTGTTCTTAAACGTAGCGCTTATTCTCGTAGCCGTTACCTTGTTCCTGTACCTGAGCGCCTCCCTAGTATAAAACCTTTGAAAGAAATGACGGTAGAAGAACTTAAGAACTTGAGAGACCAAAAGTTAAAGGGAAAAAAATAATGGCCTATGAATACACGTTGGAAGAAATCGAGGCTGAACTGCAGGCACGAGAGAATCAAAGGGATGCCACTGGCAGTCCTCCGACTGCGGAAAATATGCAAAACCAAGGTGGATCCACTGGTGGTCTCCCGCCTGTGGGAAACATGCAGTCTGCTGCGGATTTAGTAAGTGGTTTTCCTGAGCGTGTAGGAAGCGCTCTGAAGGGTCGTTACGAAGAAGCCAAGGGTGCAGTCAACCGTTATCTCCAAGGGCAACAGACGGGCCCTGAGACTGCTCTGCAGGTCGTTGGTAAAGGTGTGGCTGGTTCCGCTGCAGATGTCGTTGGTGAAACCGTCAGCACGGCTGTAGGTGCTGCTGCTGACATGTATGACCCTAAGTTGCGCCAAGGGTTCAACGACTTGATGAAGAATGTCACTGACTCTGAACCAGCAAGACAAGCCATCGAGTACTACATGTCTCTGGATGATCGAGCACGAGCAAACATTGAATCTATTTTCAACATCAGCGCTGTGCTTGCTCCTTGGAAGACACGGATGGTCTCAAAGGCTACAAAAACAGATCCTATGGCTGCTGCCATGGTTATCGAGAGCAAGCCAGTGGCTCTTAAGAAACGTATGCTTAAACGTCTCCTGAGTCCTCCTCGTGATGCCGCTACGATTGACTTTGAACTGAAGAACGGTACAAAATACTTGGATGAGATGGTCGATGATATTGCAGACATCAAGGGCTTCTCACCTATCAAGAATCCTACTTCAAACATGGCTGCTTTGACCAAGCACTTTGATAAGCTCGAGAACCGACTTCAGGATGAACTTGGAAAGTTTGACAGTGATTGGAAGATGCCCAACGCTAAGAAAGCCTTTGGTCAAACCTTGTCAGACACTATCCAAAACTCTCCTAACATGAGGGTCAAGGGTCTGGACGGTAATTCAAAACAAAACCTGTACGCAAGCATTATGCGTAAATATGACGGCGTCACCAAGAACTTGAAAGAGCAGGGTATCGAACCCAACAGTCTCAAAGGTCTTTTGGCTACCCGCCGTGCATTCGATAAGCAAATCTTGAAGGATATTGAGAAAGCTGTGGATGCTGGTGGTTCAGCTCAGCTTGCTGCTGAGAAACAAGCCATCATGGACATGCGTAAAGCACTGAACGACGTGATCAACGGCTTTGTAGATCAGTCTCCCAACGCTGGTGAGTCAGTCAAAGAACTGCTAAAGAAGCAAAGCTCAGTGCTCAAGGCTGAAAATAACTACTCAAGAAAACTTCAGCTTACCGATCAGGACCTTCAGAATCGTAACTTTGTGTCTCAGGCGCTCCAAGCGCACCCAATCTTGGCATATCGTGCCATGACACAATCAGGCAAGGCCCCGTTGTATGCTGCTGTTCTGGCAGCCCCTGAGGCTATCAATGCAGGCTTGGAAAGCTTTGGTGCAGCACGTCGAGTCATGGCGCAACCTAGGGTTCCTTTGGTTCGCTCTGGCATGTTCTACGGTGGAGAAGAGGAGCAACAGTAATGGGTCCAGAAGCATTCCAAAACGAGCTGACAGGCCCTGAGAAGAAGGGTATTTTTGCTAACACTCTCGACAGCATAGACGAGCGCTGGAACGGCAAAGGGATGCAAGGTGTAGAGCAAGCCCTTAAAGAAGGAAACATCTTTCGTTATATCACCCGTCTTGGTGGTGTAGGTTTAGGAACTATTGGGGATGTCCTTGCTGCTGTACCAGACGCTATCTTTGAAGCCGCCGGTATCAACAAAAAAGTAGCAGAAGCAATTCAAAAAGGATTGGATACTGAAGCTGGTAAAAAACTTGTAAAACTGGCTAAAGATAATCCTGAGTATGCTGGAGATATTGGGGCTTTGTTTGATGCTGTTTCAGTTATTCCTTCTGCTAAGTATGCAAAGAATGTTGTAAACGATGTATTGCATAACGTGGCAACTAAAGTTGAAGGCGGTGCTCCGGGAGATGCTATTCAAGCCGTAAGAGAAAAGATAGCACAAGTTCGTAATGTACCTGCACCAGAAAAACCTAACTTTTACAATGCACCTGCATTACAACCTCTTTTGATCGCAGGCAGCTCTGTAGACGGTCTCTGGGGTGCGCTGAATGATCGGTTTAATCTTTTTCAATTAGCAAACACAGGAGCCAGCGGTTTTCCAACAAACCGCCGCAGAGAAATTCGTAATGCGATGAAAGCCGGTAAAGAGCTAGACGCTGCCGGAAGCGCTGCTGCTGGTAGAACACTGAATGAACAAAGGTATAACATGGATACACCTATGTATCCTAAGGGTTCTCCTCTTGATAGATATCAGTACGTTACCACACAAATTCCATCAACAGATGTTGAAACACTCATGCAACGAATGGGTGGAAGAGATATTCCAAAAGAAGTTACTGAAAGACATTTAAAAGATCTTCAGGTTAACATGCTCAGTGGCAAATCAGGATGGGATGAGAAATTAAATTCTATTTTTAATGCTCCAGAGTATGGTACAACGGTTGACATTTTGAATCCAAATGCTTTCAGAGCACACGCTGAAATGGCTGATACTCCAATGGATCGTGCTCCGGGAACGGCTTTGAATAAGATGTTTACAGAAAGACGTCTTGCCGCTCTTCCTGAAGAAACAACACAGTTTGAACTAAGTAAGGCTTCTAAGACAGCAGACAATACAAACTGGAGGCTCGCTAACAAGATGGGAAGTAAAGTAGATGCTACAAAATACATCTTGAAAGCCGTTGAGAAACAAAAGAGGGGTCTTTCTTTAAATGAAAAAGAAGCTAAGGCGTTGTCTGCTTATGAGAAAACAAAAGTAAACCCAACCGAAAACGGTTTCACACACAGCGGAACCAGTTACGTTAGTGCTCAAAAGCAGCTTGGCGGTGTCCATCAAGCATCTTCTATAAAAGATAAAGACATTTATAACACAGTGTCAGATAGACATAACCTATTTGGTATGTCTTTTATTGATCCAGCTGTCGATAAAGTGGCTGTCTTTCCGACTCAAAAACGAACTGTGGGTAAAGAAGGACTTACTACAGAAGCTCGACAAAGCCGCTACATGAATCGTGAGGATGTCAACACTATCAGTACAGCTGAACTAGAGAAGCTATCAGGTGTTCCTAGGAAAAAAGGTGAGGATGCTGTGTCTTATCAGTTGAGGGCTATCGGAGAAGTTAAAGCACAACCCGGAATGCAAGACTTTGCTGAAGTACTCAAGAACCTGATGTGGACAGGATATGTAGGAACAAGTAACATGGAAGAATAACAAAAGGGACCTTAGGGTCCCTTAAGTTTATCCAAATTCTATTTCATAGAAGTCTCCTATGTAGACAGAGAAGAATGGAATTTTGATGATAAGACCCATGAATGCCACGGGTTTATTTTCATCCTCTTGTGTTTCTACTAGGTGAATGGTGTTCTCGTTGTGTTCAATGTCGAACCCCATGCCCAGTCGTGTGTTGATGTTAATCATTAAGTTTCTCCAGAAGTTTATCTGCGTACTTCACTGCACTTTCACACAGAGAATCTCCAGCGTTAAACTCTGGTCCATCTTCTGATTCCTTAAGCATAGCGTCTGGCTTCCATGCTAGGTTGTTAACCAAACCTGCTAAGATCTGTGTTGCAATCTCAGCTCTGGTCATGCCTCTGGTTCCTTCTCTTCTTTAGTTTCCTGTGCTTGATATTGCTGCACAAGTTTCTGATGCAGAGGGAATGCTCCAGATTCCGTAGGCAGGTTGCCCAACACACGGATGATGAAAGCAGCTTCGTTTTGCTCGAGGTTAAAGTTCATTTTAGTTCTCCTTTACAAAAGGTACGGTTCTCACGGATGGGTAAAGTTCCATAAACTCTTCCCGGCTAATATCACGTCCAATCTTAATCTCTTGAAAGACCACCCCGTTTTGAGCGTAGGTGGCTTTCAGAGTATTACACGCTGGACAATTGTCTTTTGTGTAAACTGTAATCATTAGATCTCACAGCCTCCTGCAGTACACGCCAATGTCTGAGCGCCTTCTACGTTGTCTGTGTTCTCAATGAACAGATCCCAGTTGATCGGAGGCGGCTGGTTCTTAAGCATTACATTGTACTGCTCTTCGTTGATCTCCTCATACGGTGCTTGTCGATACGTGCCGCCATCGTAAGGCAAGAACGAAACACCAGTGATGTCATCGAAGTGATTCCAAACCCATGCGCCAACCTCAGGCCATTCCTTCTCTTCCACACTGATCGTCACAGAAGGCTTGTGCTCACAGTAGTGAAGCTGATACAAACGCCACAGACGCAGGTGCTTGATGGCATCTAGGTCTTCACGCAACAAGGCTTCATCAGCAACCTTCACAGGAAAACTAAAGACCGTTGTGCTGTCTGGTTTCATCACACAAGGTTCAGCTTGGAAACCCTGAGAGATCAGGAAAGCAGTGAGAGGATCCTTGTTATCGGACCGAACACGACGAATGTAAAACCGACTATGATTTGGATGAATACCACTAGCAGTGCCAGCCAATTGACTGACTGTGCCCTCAGGCTTAATTGCAGTGATAGCTGCACTACGGGATATACCCAAAGAATCAGCAAACTCAGCATTAACAGAAACTGCAACATCTTTTAGCTCCTCAAGAAACTTAGGCAACTCAGGATCATCTGGGTTGTTCAATAGTTTGTTGTCCAGAATACCAGTCATTGACACACCCAACAAACGCTCTTCTTCGGTGTTTTTTTGCCACACCTTACGAAGATATGGGAAGTTGGTCATCGTGGACTGGAATGTCCCCAGAATCGTTGCCAACCGAATCTTACCGCGTAGTACATCAGCTGTATCGGTGCTACGAACAATAACGCTACTAAGGTTACAAAACTGATAAGGACGGAGAATAATCTCAGAACAGGGATTAGTGCCCCAATCATGACCCAGTTCACGGCGCTGATTACGACCTGCCTGCAGCTCCGAAGCGTATCGGCTAAAGATACCTCGCTCTCCTGAGTGGCTTTCATAGATACTACTCCATTCTCTCATAAACTGACCAACGGTAGGCTTGGACGTGTACACAGCACTGTTGTTTGCCAATGCACGTTGACCGTTACCATCCCACCAGTTACCTGCCTTAGCGTGAGCCATACGGTCATCGCTCAGGTCAGACAGAGAGATCATAGCGGACCGTCGTACTCCTCCAACGACAACCACTTCTCCGATTTTGCAGAGGATGTCGTGGCAATCGAGGGTGGAAAGTTTGCGTCCCACACACCCCTTAAATTTTGCAACAGTGTAAGCGAATAGTTCAACGAGGGGCTCAGGTCCGGACGCTCTGCCGCCAAACGTTTTAAGTCGCGTTCCTGCTGGTCGAACAGCCGAGACATCCCACTGTGGTACTTCTCCAGCGTAGAGTAGAGCGATGAGCTGTCGGAGAGACTTTGCCCATCCTTCTTTTGAGTCTTTGACGTGGATGATTGTTTTTGAGTCATACAGTTTCTCCGGAATCTCTGGCAGTTTATTGACATACTGCTGTTCGACAGAGAAACCGACACCAGTACCACACAACAAGATATACATCGCCTCATCGAACGCCTTAGGGTCGTCAATGGGCAGGTATGAACAATTGTATCCAGCGATGTTCTGACGCTCTAAGGCTTCCCCAGCGGTCATGATGGAACGCATAGACGGGACTACCTCGAGCTTGGTTACAGCCTCCTGAAGCTCATTACGCAACGCTGGAGACAACGTATAGTGGTGCTTCTTCTTCAGATGACCTTCCATGAAATCAAAGTATCGTGCCACGGTTTCATGCCAGTGCTCACGACGACCTTTGTCATCGAGATATCGAGCATAACGACTCTTGGCAATGTATTCATTATAACTATTCATTAACGATTATCTCCATTTCCCTTGATTACATCACGAGCTTGACGATCAAGTAGTTTGTTCATGTTCTGTTCAATAACGTCTGTGGCTTGTACATTCAGTGCGGTGCATAGTTGGCAGAGATACCAGAACACATCCCCAACTTCACTTACAATGTCTTTGTCGTTTCGTACATTGTCCCGAACGATCTTCTTAATTTTTCCAGCGACTTCACCGGCTTCGCTAGTTAAACCCAAGGACAAATACACTAGGGCATTGTCCTTAGGATAAATAGCGGTGGTTGCGGTGAACTGCTGATATTCAGCTAGATTCAACTTTCTTCCTCCATCTGTTGCACCACTTAATCAGGCGATCGAATTGCTCAGCATCTTCTTCATCAAACTTGATTGTTCCTCGAGAGCCTTCAAAGCTCCAGTTAAGACCTCTTTCTGAATCGAGATAGGCTCCAGAATTAATGATCGCATATGCTTCTGCGTATCGGATTGCAGACTTTGATTTAAATATGCTGAGAATAGTTTTTCGTTCAATTGCTTCTGCATCTCGTTGTATTGTTTTACTAGAGCTGCAGTATTCTCGCCAATCATTTTCAACCCATCCAGCGCCTCTTTTAGCCCAGAATTGTTTTCTACCGACATAATACTCTCCATTCTTCATTTCAATTAAATAGATGAATCCTAAGAAATCATCTAGCCGACTTTTGTAGTTAGTGATGCCTGTGGCATTCTTCCATTGTAGATCATTCCTCGGCATTTTCTCTGAACTCTTCTTCAAAGTAATCTGCCATGTCTTCGATACGATCCTGAAGTAGCTCCACAAGTTCTTCCGTAGTTAACTTAAGAACTTCTACCAGCAGATCTGGATCGTATGTCTCTACAATTTTTTCTTTTAGTTCTTCTATGGTAAACATCACTGTTCTACCTCCCCTTCGACATCAAAATCATCAAGATCAAACGACTCAACAAAACTGATGTCTTCTTCTGAGAGGACTGGACGATCTAGAGCAGCGATAAATTCCTCTAGTTCTGCCTTCATGTCCTCTATACTCAGTGCTCTGGGAAAAGCTGGACTTTCGCCCAACAATTCCAGTTCACCTTCACTGTTGAAGATGGTCTCACGAAAAGTCATGAAACCATTCTTCTGTTGGAACAACATTAACTTGTTCAAACCTGCTCTCATTTAGTCAGCTCCGGGACTTTAGGTTCGTTTACGACCTTTACCAAGAACTTTGGACCATTGTAATACAAGAAAGTACGCATTTCTGGATAACACGCTTGCTTGTATTGGCAATAAGAACAACCAACGCCAAGTTTTAAGTTGCCAGACTTTCCGTCTTCTTCGGGAGCATGACAGAAGTCTGGTGATTCCTCTTGCTCCACAGCCTTTTTTAGCTCAATGATCTTTGCTTCGATATCTTCCTTGAGCTTCGGATGATTGGTGTTCTCCAGATCATACTCAAGCCACGTCAGGTGACCATTCTGCTTATCCATTGCAAGCCAAGCGATCTTTGTGTCTCCTTCTGACTTAGCGTAGGCTTTGAGCTGGTCAATGTATCCAAAGGCATCATCGTCAACCAGAGAACCATCTTTGAACTTCTTGAAGCTGTAAGAGCTGGTACTCTTAACATCCATCAAACGACCATCAATCCGACCATCCATGTGTCCCACGACACCTGCGACTTCACAACGTTTCTGCTCGTCCGTCACAGAGTGTCCAGATGCCTTCACAAGGAACAAAAGCATCTCTTCGATGATGTGACCATACATGAACTTAAGTTGCGTGTGTGGAGCCATCTCTTCTGCTTCTGTACCGTGCATCAGATGCCACAGGTACTTCTTGGTGCGTCCTACATTAGATAACCGAAGTGTCCTGCGGTCTGTCTTGTACTCGGACAGTTGGCGTTTCATGATCTTCTTCATCGACTCGCCAAACTCGTGGATGAGATAGTCTATGTTGACATTCTCTGGAACCTGCTTTGTTTTCAGCAGATTATAAATGTCGTCAATCAGTGTGTCTGTGCCCATGTTTCTCCAATCTTAAAGTCACCGTCCAAAGGACATCTTAGCTTAAGTTGCACTCCTGCAGCCTTAATACATTCTACAGCAAGCCATCCAAAAGTTTCAGCCTGATCCTCTCTGACTTCAGCTTGGATTTCATCGTGGATGTTACCAACGAATTTATACTGTATATTATATATTTTAGCATACTCAGCAAGAATTGTCAATGCTTTCTTCATAACAATTGCACCTGCTGATTGCAACAAAGTGTTTAACGCTGCGTGTGGGCTTCTGATCCAGAGTTTGCGTCCGTCCAGCCCAGTGAGATAACCCCTGTTAGCAGCTGTAGCAACTCGCTCTCGTAGGTCCGCAAGCGCTGGTGTGTTTGAGAGAAACTTCTCCTTAAGTCGTCTACCAGCTCTTGCTGTTCCTCCGGTGATAGAACCAATTTTTGCATCTCCGGCTCCATATAGAAACGCGTATATGAAAGTCTTAGCTTGATCTCTTGTAGCAAGTCCTGCAGCCGTTTGGTTTGCTGTGTGAATATCTCCATGCAAAATCTCCTTCGTGTACGCTGCGTCATTCATGTAGTGCGCCAGCATACGTAGTTCGAGACCTGAGGCGTCACAGCCTACCAGCTTGAAGCCCTTAGGTACAACCCAACAAGATCGACACTCCTTGCCATAGGGACTATACCCCGCAGGAACCTGTGCCATGTTTGGACTATTGTGCGTCATCCGTCCTGTGACTGCACCGATAGGGTTAACATAGCCATGTACTCGACCATCTTCTTCAACAGCATCCATCCAAGACTCTACTTGGGCGATCCGCTTCTGTACCAGCAGATACTCACCGATCAGTTTAGCCTCGGGGATGTCCTTCACATTACTGAGCACTTTCTCATCCACGATGGGCTGACCGTTCTCAGTAAAATCCTTTGGTTCCCATCCGAACCACTGCAGATACTTACCGATCTGCTGACGTGAACCTAGGTTGAACTCAGGATAATCGATACGACTGAAAGGACCGGCAACCAAATTGCAATCATCGCCAAGAAACCCAAGACCAACAGCAGATAATGAGCCATCTTTTTTAATCTTGGGATGGATCTCTTTGATAAAAACAGGAAGCGGTTTGAACGTATCCCTGACAGTTCCTTCCAACTCGATCTTTTTCTCATACAGTGTTCCCAATAAATCTACGGCTTGCTTTTGGTCGAGAAGCCATCCGTTTTCAATCTGCCCTGTGATAATCTCCTGAACTTTATGCTCAAGCTCAATGCTTTCTGTTCCAAAAGGCGACAGCTTTTGCATAAGATAATCATAGGTAGCATGAGTAACAAGAACGTCCTGTACACAATAGTCCACCATCTCATCCGTAAGCTGACTCCAGTCATCGTAATCACCCTTGTGCAGATTCAGTCGGATTCCCCACTCTCTGAGGCTGTGCCCTCCTTCCATAGAAGGGTTGCATAATCTCGAGAGTACCAAAGTGTCTGTAAGTTTTGTAGAGGAACTATCAAATCCCAAGAGGCGGTTGAGAACACGTACATCATAGGCAATAACGTTGTGCCCGATAATGTGTGTAACACCGCCCATGAACTCTCTGAGCGACTCATGGGTTGGGTTCCTTAGGATGGAGACCTCCTTCGTGTGGATGTCCCTGATCACCACCACCCAAACTTTGGTCGGTTTCAGACCATCTGTTTCGATGTCTAAAATCACTTCCCTCATAAACGTACCTTACAAATTTGTACAAAATATCATCTCCCCATATGTTCAAAGCATTATTGATCCAGTAGCATACCCAACGTGTATTTTCTTTGGTGTATCCCTTGGAACAATCGAGCCTATCAGGTGAGGCTTGGAACGGACTACCGCGCTCATCGGTATCAAGAAATTTGATGCCTGTCACGGCGCAACGCCCATTCTTTATTATATCACGAATCTCAGGAACTGTCCACTCTAAAGGCTGATACTTCTCAGGGTTAGTCCGTGCTCTCTCGTACATCCTAGCCCTGACCCGTTGAGCATTGTCCCAGTCCATCTTAGAACTCATCTTCAGCTTCTGCGGCTTTGAGTTCTGGTGGCACACCCGCTTCAAGACGACCCGTTCCTTGGTTATAGAAGAGCCATCCAGCAGGTCCAGTAAGACCAGTGCGGCGACACTTCACAAGTTGAACGAAGGTGCTGTTCTTGGCATAATCATTCTCTGCCATCTTATCGCGGCTGAGCAGGATCGTATTGAATGCGATCTGGTTGATACTGCCTGAACCCTTCAGGTCATACTCGGAAACGTTGTGTGGTTGAGATGCACTTGGCTTACGCATGTGTGACACCACAATGATTGACACATTGGTTTCCTTGGACAACTTTAAAAGTCTGTCCATGAAGTCGTCAATCACCTCGTTAGTGTTGCTCGATACGCCAGCCTGTAAAGGATCAATGACAAGGATGTTGCAACCGTTGCCTTTAACCATGGATCGTAACTTAATGAACAACTCGTCAGCGTCAACTGCGCCAAAATGGTCAAGAAGATAAATACGTCCGTCAGTGATGATGTCAGACTTGTATTTTGATAGGTCATGGTCTTCCAGATTCTCAAAAGAAAAGTTCAGGTTGTTGTGAATTGTCAACAGATTCTTCACAGCCTCGCCTTTGGATGCCTCGAGAAACGCACATCCGATCCGCAGGTCGGTGTTCTTCCACAGGTGATAGGTGATCTCGTTGACCATGGTTGTCTTACCGACACTGGTCAGAGCACCCAACACCGTGATCTCTCCAGCGGCAATGCCACCGTTCATCATCTGGTTCAATTGACCAAAGGACTCAGGG